AGCAGACTTTGTCTGAGAACGTAATTAACTCTGTAATTACTCTTGAAATATTTATTGTTTCACTGAATTCTCCAGAGGGTATCTGAGACGATACTGTTGAGAGTCAATGAAAGGAATCTAATTCCTTAGTTATCTCAGAGGTGACACCTTTCTTAAACTGCCGTCCCTGTAAAGGAACAGCGGAAAGGTCATTCCCTATTACTCTTATTTATTTATTAAAACAAAACATGATAAAAAATACTAAATCTTTTATTACACGTTTTGCTTCTAAACAACGAATAAGTTCTAATATAGTGACTTTGTTTTCGTTACGTAATGAGAAATCATTACGGAATACTTTATCTAAGTTTTCCTGGAAAGTAATTTCCTTGGCAACGGGTAAAGTAAAAGTTTCACCTAGACTAAGAAGATTTAACAAATTCATTTCTCTTGTTATTAAATATAACAGAGATCATGGGAGTGCTTTTACCATTAAATGGTTAAAAGCTTCTCATATGACTGTACAACGTAAACTTTCCTCACTTCCTTGTCGCTCTTTACGTGATATCGAAAGTAATCTTCCATTACCCCGTTTAATAAACGGGTTACCAACTTTTATTGGTACAATGGATAGAGCAGCTATTCGAAGAAATCATGCTGGAACGATTCGTTTATGGTTAAGTATTTTGTCGATTTATCGGATCTTAGAAGGTCCTTTAAATCCAAAACTTAATACCATAACGGATCCTTTTAATGGTGATATTAATACCATTAAACGAATCATAGGAGTTTCTAAAGATATTTATAATTTTAATCATGAATTAGGTTTGTTCTCCTTTAATTCTCGTAGACTATCTAGTCATCACATTATCAATAGTTTATCAGCCGGACCTAATAATCCGACTGCTATTCAATCAGTTTTAACTGATGCTATTGGTATTGCAAAATTTCCAGAAGTCTATGAGCCATTTATTAGATATTGTCTTCTAACTAAATCCACTCTTCATAAATCGTTAAATACGACTATTGATTGGTGTGGTGATAAATTAGAACAATATGGTAATAAGTGGGTTAAATTATCTAAATCTATATCATTTAATGATATTTGTTTAGGTAAATTGTCTTTTAAAGAAGAAGCTGCTGGGAAACTTCGAATATTTGCTATTGCAGATATTTGGACTCAGTCTTTATTTAAACCGCTTCATGATGAATTATTCTTGTTTTTATCTAAACTTCCTAATGATGGAACTTTTGATCAAGATTCTTCTTTTTCAAGAGCGTTGGCTAAATCTAATAAGTACAAATGTGCTTATTCGGTGGATCTTTCGTCAGCTACTGATCGTCTTCCTATAGATTTACAGGTTGGAATTCTTGACTTTATGTCAGGTCTTTCAATTGGTAAACTTTGGAAAGATATTCTCGTATTGAG